AAATGGATCATTAAGATCCAATAGTGTTCTAACCATTTTAGATACTCCTTAAAGCAAGTATATGTTATGTCACCCAATCTGGCGTGACTATATTAATATAGGTCCTTAGCCGCTGAAAGTCAACGCTTTTTACCTATGTTATATTTAGGTATCAATTCCCACTGATCTTTGTCCTTGAACGAAATTATTTTTGTCTGACTAAGAGGTGCTACTGGTTCGGAAGTTCTTTCTGGATCATTAATTTTAACTAAACCCCATTCCTCGAGTAAATTAGCGATCGTGTTCCGTCTACCCATATCCTCTTGATCAAAATTAGTTGGCTTACCATCTAATGCAAATAATTCCTTAAAATGCACAATATAATATTTTTGTTGTTTATGAAGAATGTGACAACTCTGATATAACGCTTTGTTCTTCCTCGAGGCTACACCAATCCTTGTTAGTGTTTCCTTAACCTTCAAGAAGTCCTCATCGTTCTTCAATGTCACTTCCACCATAGAATCAATCGACCCTACGCTCATCTGTTATACCTCTGGTTAAGTTTATTTTTATTTGTTCTTTTTGTTCAGAGGACAAAATAGATAGAACTTGCTGTGCTTTTTTATTTGAATAACCATAATACATCTTTACCATTTCTAAATCATCATTATCCTCTGGCTTCACCCACTTTGCAAATCGCTTCTTGGGTCTTATGCTATTTAGCAAATACTCGTATTGGAGCTTATTGTCAGCATTATGGAGGATATTCATCTGATTAGCGTAGAATAACGTATCAGGAAAGTAAGATAAGGATCTGTTAGTCAAAAACGGAACATATGATGATTCAGCTAGTTCATCATTCTCCGTATCTCTCATCATGTTGTTTTTCTTATGATTGATGCTATTTACAAAGTCAAACGGCTTCATCGTCAGTCTCCATTCCCTCGAGATGTTGGCCAGCACCCATCTCCATTAAGCACTTACCACAAACACTAAAATTATAATCTTCACCTTGAAGTACTACACCTAGTTCTTCTTTTTTAACAAAGGCATCACATATATCACACTTCATTGGAGCCTCATAATATGTCCTGATAAAACAACTCTATCGTGCTCACATTGTTGGGGTTCAACATAATGATGTGATACACTATTGTTTTGCCATACAAGTACTTTATCTAACTCTGGAACAATTTTCTCTTCTAAATGAGGAAAGACAATAGGAGAACATTTTTCACAGCACTTGACATAATAGACAAACGCATGAGAATAATCTCCATGATTGTGTTTGAATATCTCATCACCTTGTTTATAAACTACACCCCACATATGTCCTATACCAAAATCACCACCAAATACAGCAGAAACCATATCGATTAACCTATGACTAAAATCTAGAAAATGTTGGTTAAAGTTATAAATCTTCTTTTGTGTAAACGTATCGCCTGGAAAGTTTTTCCTAGGACCAATATTGTTACTTGGATCATAGATACCATCTAATAGATGACTTCGATCTTCATCAGTTAATCCCATTTGAAACGATGGAATCATTTCCACTCAACTTCAGCCATTAACTCAGTCAAGCAAATAAGATTGAAGGTTCATTATCAATATTTAGCCCAACCCACTTTCTAGCTTCGGTGAAGTTTTTCTCTTTAAGATAAGATACAAGCGTCTTGAAGCTGTCATCAGATAAAGAAGTAAGGATACCAGGATCGATACTACCAGAAACGCTGTACCGCTGTAGCTCATTTAGAACTCTCCTCCAATCTGGAAAATGCATTTGGATGAGCTCAGCAACAACTTTCTTATCATAAGTAATACTCTCCTTATCAAGGATTCCCATTACTCTCTTAAAGAACTGGGCAGCAATATCAGGCTTATCTTTATTAGCAATCTTAAAGTTGATAACACTACATCTTGAATGCAGTGGATCAATTATTCGGTTCTTAAAATTACATGTCAGTATGAATCCACAGTTCTTACTGAACTCTTCCATAAAGTTTCTTAGAGCTGGCTGCGTGGACTGAGGGTTGAGATAGTCTGCTTCATCAAGGATGACATACTTTCTTCCACCAGAGAAAGAAACAGAGGAAGCGAATTGCTTAATGTCGTTTCGTAGAGTATCGATGTTCCCACTAAGGCTGCCATTAATGACAATATAATCAGAATCAAGCTGATCCAACATAGCCTTAGCAATAGACGTTTTTCCGACACCAGCTCCTCCACTTAGTATAAGGTTAGGTACGTTACTTTGATCGACGAACTCTTGGAACGTAGACTTTAGTTCTGTCGGCAAGATACATTCTTGGACAGTACTGGGTCGATATTTCTCGACCCACAGAAAATTTTCTTTCATTACTTAAACTCAGAGTTTTGCTCGATAGCAACCCAATATGTCAACTTCGGACCTTCGTCGTTGTTTGACGTGAATTGCGAGATACCTCGTTGTGTAATTTTACAATGGTAGTTATAGGGCATTAACTTCATGTTTTCTACTTTAAAGATAAACTTAAAGTTATGATCAGTCTCATTAGGACCAAGCACTTGAGTATAATTATCAGCAGTTGGATTATTACTATCAACAGCTTGAATAGAAATATCCTTATGACCTCTAATACAAATCTCAGGTAATGACATTACATTAGCAGCCCGAAGAACATTTGTCAACATCTCATTAGTAATGTAGATATCCAAATCAGGATCTGGAATATCAATGCTTTCCTTTGTTGGTGTAATAATCATTGAGGGATCAGCAAATGTATAAGAAACATTATGCTTTCCATCACTAATATCCATATAGTTAGGATTAAAGCTGAAGTCAGGTTTATCAAATAGACTTACTACACCTAAGAATCTTCCTAAGTCATAGATAGCTCCTTCAGATGGAAACTCATCTGTAATCCTAGCTCGAGCCATAATACTTTTTTGTGGTGACATAGTAGCCAACACATTGCCCGGCTTAAAAGCAATTGATGGGTTGATTAAAGAAAAGTTCTTTAATACATTAACCGTATCATTATCAAATTTCATCATCGTCTCCAAAATGGATCTCCATTATCTCAGACATTATTTCAGAATTATGTTCATGCGTTCCAAAACCTGCATGAACCAGATCACGAGCCCAATCATGTTCGTGTAACTGAACTCTATACTTACTAGTTAAATCAATTATTCTTTGATTTGTATGCTCCTCTTCTACTGCATATAATTTAGCGTTGTTCTCATAACATAACCATTTGATAGCATCTAAGTTTTTATACCATCTCATGTAAGCAGCTGCTGTATGAAAGAACTCAACAACTCTGCTCTCTTCATCTTCCAATCGCCTCTTACCTAGCTTATTGATTGTCTCATTATGCCAGCGTTGAAACTTAGGACTCCAAACTTCTGCTCTTGTCGTTTGCCACGGGAAAGACATAATGACATAATCAGGTTTAATAAATGGCATATGTCTTTTTAATAACCTATAGTAAGCATCAATGCCATATCCTGGCATTCCCATATTCATATATCTTAGGTCTTTAGTCAACGAACATTTATGATGTGCGAGATAAGTCCATGACTTGTCAATAGGCATACCAACAGCCATTGTGTGACTATCACCTATGTATATTGCACCTCCGGTTTCACTATAGTAGTCTGGTGTTGAACCATCATGTCTAAAACCTTGCTTACCAATATAATAATCAAGTGGAGTATATGAATAACCAGTATATTCGTGATCATTGTTAAACAGTTTATAATTTGGATTAAACAATTCAGAATCTTCATGAGCAATCCATTCATTGTTTACAAGAGATCTAACCGATGCAGGATGAGCAGGTTTAGTCCGGAGATGACGCAGAGTATCAGGTGCATACTCATCAGTATGACAAGGCATCTGTTGTTCGTGCAGTGATGCTTGCATGTTTTGCTGATGAGATGTTGTATAGTGAAATTTAAATATGTCATCAGACTCAACACGTCGGCTTGAAATAGGCTTCATGGGGCCTCTTTCAATACTATTATCTTTGACAATGGATATACCAAATTTGCTTTTTAGTTTTTTGACTATCCACCAATCAACATCATGCCAATAACGATCTGGTTCAGCCATTATTTTTTCTTCTTTTTAACTCGTTTGTTTGCTTCCTCTGCTTTCTTTTGTTTCTTCTCTAATTCACTAATTGGTGATCCTTTCTTGCCACCAAGCTGACCTTGATCAGCTGTAGCAGAAGCTCCAATAGATGCAAGTGCTTGTAAACTTCCTCCGTAGATAAATGATCCAACGTGTTGGAGATTTACCCATGGACACAACCAGATCTTCAATCCAGATTTACGAGCCCACTGACAAAACATATAATCTTCAGAAAGATAACGACGTGACTCAGGATCAATAAGAGCCTGGAAGTACATCATAATCTCTCTACTCCCATCAAAGTGTTCGGTTCGTACGTGGTCTGGTTTATATCTAAAACCACCTGGTGCTAGTTCACAATCATCCCAATATGCATCTCTAAAGGTTTGCAATGTTTTCTTTGTAAACATCATGAAACCTGTTCCACCTTCAAGAACTTCTGCAGGCTCATCTAATGAGATTTCGGTTGTACCAGCAACAGGATTGAAAACATAATCACCAACAAAGTTATCCAAGATGTTTGGATCTTCATCAGCCTGTCCTTGATCTACAGCTTGCTTGATCTTTTCCCAGGCAATACATTTCTTAGGATAAGGAGAACAAAGTATATCGTAAGGACTTTCTTCATCTTCATGGTCCATTAATGCCATCATAGAAATAACATCGTTGGCCTGAAAACCAATATCAGCATCAATGAAAAGCATGTGCGTACAATCACTTCTCATGAACTCATCACAACAATAATTTCTTGCTCGAGTAATGAGACTTTCATTAAATAAATAATAATATTTTAGTTCAATCTGATAATGCATAGCAAGAGCTGACAGATCATTAGTAGACCTGCAGAACATACCTGCACACATACCTCCATACATTGGAGTTGCTACAAACAACTTTCGTTTTCGTAGATCTTCAATCTCAACTTGAATTTCCATTTATATCAATTCCATTTGTTGATTATCTTTATATAATTGATCATGTTGAGAACCAGAACCATAGTTACCATCATATTGGTTCAAGGCTTCAGCTTTGAATAACAGGAATTGGCCAACTCTAGTACCCCTTTGAATCCTTGCCACACCAACCCCCACATGTAGAGCACCAGCCATAACACCGCTATACCCGCTGTCATACAAGCCGCTAGTAATAAATAGCCCATTTCTATTAAGGGTTGACCGAGTGATAACAAACCCTGCTTCATCCGGTCCAATAGTGATTTCGCCTTCCATGATAATTTCATAAGTACCAACCTCCAGTCTCCAATAGCCATCATCGTCTACCTGTTTAGGACCAGTGCTACCTCTATGAACTTTTCCTGATTCACTTATTGAAAAAGTGTTGCTATCAATTGAAAATATTTTATCAACCTTTAGATCAATAGCATTAGGTTGAACTTGAGAAATATCAAACTCACTTAGATCTGAGCTAGATCGATTACTTGCTAGATGAATCATTATCTTCCTCCTGTGTATAATGATTGAGCAAGGTAATATAATGAACAGCTTTTAGAAGATCCTTTTTATTATGACCATCCTTTTTACCATATCTCATCAAATATTTAATTGCTGTGTCACGACAAGTAGTTGCAGCACTACCTAATGTGTTCCATATATCAACAGTCTGATACTGACCACCACCAACGTAATGGCCAGCATAAGTTGATTCAACATAGTCCCCAACTTCCTTGAGGAACTTATCTTCGCTATATCTGTATTGGGATTTCTTCTTAGTTCTCAATGCCATAACCACATAGTCCATCAATATAATTCATATTCTCTTTTGCAGTATTTATGTTGTAACTATCCTTTGTTTCGAAAGAAAAGTCAACTTCTTTTTCAAACTTTCCATTAATCATACCAGTTGGACTATTATCAAACTTGTAACCATTTAATCCAGCCCACGATGCTGCAGAACTATCCCATGTGTCAATGTAGTCGTGGTATTTTGACATCAGCTTAATCTCATTAGGACCTTCTGACATTCCAAGAAAGTGAAACTTTTTATCATGCTTGTTATGGATACTTTTTAGATCAAACCTCCTATCAAGTTCTTCCATAAACCACCATCTCGATAAGAACTTCTGCATTGGGTTTCCCGTCTCACAATTGTATGCAATTGGAATATTCAAGATACTAAATGCAACATAACTAATAGCTGGGTTATGGAAGGCCCAACCATATGATGCAATAAGCCCTTCAACATCACCTGGCTCAGACTGAGGACAATAGAATGCTCCAATGTCAGCTTCTACCAGCTCTGGCATCATATTGTATGCAGCAGAGATTGTCTTTAGTGCATTTTCTTTAGGATAGTCTGACATTACAACATAATTAGCCCCAACCTTCTCAGCCATAGTAATTAGCTTCTCAGTTGGATACATTGGCTCACCACGTTTGTACATTTCAAATGCACTGTTATCCATAATGAGTTCTGCACCACTATTCTTATAGAACTCACAATAAGTTTCATCTTCTTCAATTAGATGAGCAAGTACAAGATGTACTTCTCTATCCTTAACGAGATTCAAATGAGGGGTAGGCACGATGTGACAAAAATCAATCATAATAAATGCTTGCTCCGTTTTCTCCATCTTCACTAACTTCAACCCAAACAGCACGTCCAGGATAATGATTAAGAATGTACTCAGCTAGTTCATCTCCTAGCATCTCACAACTCTTATAATCAATATTCATTACAGCATCACTGTATAATCTTTCAAGCTCTCGCTTAAACAAAATAAACTCAACTTCACGATCATCATGAAACACTTGGAGTTCTACTCTAAAGTGAAACATATGACGATGAGGATTAGCTAAAAACTCTACACCGTCCATATTAACAGCATCAGGCCATCGATGAATTCCTTCTTTCTGGAATGTAACAAAGATAGTCTTTCTTGTTGATGTCCTACGTTTAAACTCAACAACATTATCACTCATACGTCCCTCCATCCTCTAACGTGGAAATAAGTACCGAGAAACCATTTGCTATTATCAACAACTGGTTTACCTTCGTGTATTGGGTTATCAATAAAGTCGAATAATACCATACTACCTTGCTTTGCAGGTACAGTCAACATTGGTTTAGCTTCTTCAACGTGATGACCGTCATAAAAAACAGTTTCACCACTTCCTTCAATAGTGTTGAGATATATAAAAATTCCAATGAATCTATTATGATATACCCATCTATCAAATTTAGATTCATATATCTGCCATTCACCTGGAGGAACTGTTCCTTTTGCATCTTTAGGAATACTATTATCATCAGTGTATGCATATGCATCTACATGCAAATCAAAGAAACCACCAGGAGGATATCTTTTAATTTTCCATTCTTCAAATTCAGGAGGCATGGTTAAAATTAATTCCATAACCTTAGCTGACAACTCTATTTCACTGAGAAATTTTACAAGTCGAGGAGAAAGACTTGCAAGTACTTCATTTACTAAAGGATTATCATTTTCAATAAGTGCTGAGTAAAATTGTTTTCTCTGACTATCAAACAATGACATTTTGTTTTTATCAAGACTATTATCGCCTGTGTAACTTCTTTGTGATGAATCAGGAATTACCTCATCGTATGAAGAAGCATGCTCAATTATTCTTTCACATAATTGACTAGGTATTGCATCTTCAAATAATCTTATCATTCTATACTCATTTCAGTTGATACTGAGCCTCGAAAAGACTTTAGCTTATTGTTCAGCTTCCAAGCATTTTCATGAGCACGTTCAAATATCTTAATCATTTGATCTTCTGATATGTAACTGGGTAACAAAAAGAATTCAGTTATTCCACCCATTTTATCAAGAACGCCTTTTTCAAGTTCGAAATGCTCCTCGAGATTAAAATCCTTCGGAAACATTGCATGAAAGGCATGTTCCATTCCAAGTGATGCGGCACGTGCCAAGCTATATGATTCACTAGTAATATAGACATGAGCTAGCTCCTCGATGTTGAAAAACGAATAACCAGGGTGATAAAATTTTGACGACTCACCAAACCTATTCTCCATCAAGTGTGTATGATCTTTCGAGATACCAGTTTTGTATGCAACCTTTTTGTTACATGTCCACTTTAAGAGATAATTATTCATTCAAACATCTCGTGAAATTCTCGATGGTGTATGTAGTGTACGTTACTACACTCTGATCTTTCCATCTTACACGAAACTCTATAGAAGTCAACGTTTGAGAACTCATTATATACTTTTTCATGCTCATTATACCATTCAGGCATTGATCGATAACCAGCATAACGATGTTTGTATACACCACTATTGTCCATATCAAATCCTGTCATGAATATCTTTTTATTACCATGACTAGCAGCAAGATGCAGTGCAAGAGTACCAGCACTAAAATTTAGTTGAGGTGCTTCTCTTACTCTATCTTCATCCTCAACCCATGTAATGTACATTGTTGACCCAACACCATTAACAATACAATTTGCAGTTGGGCCATTCTTTGACTCAATAATATCATTAGTAAATTGTTTAATGTTCTCACAATCATATCCTGGAATCTTATGCCAGTCAGTGAACCAACATCTGTTGTCGATGGCATAGCCAGACTCATAAACCTCATGTTGCTCAACACAATCTACAACAACAAGATCGTTTACAGTAAATTCCTTATAGATGCCATTACATCCATAAGTTCTAAAAATAGTCAAAGATTTAGGAATGGTAAAATCCAATCTGGATAAACCATTCCCATAAACTATTGCGTTGTCCATTAGGTCATTCGTACTAGGTTCAAGAACTCTCGTCTAATATCAGAATTATATTCAGCAAATACACCATCAACAGCAAGTGTACAGGTACTAGATCCAGTATCCTGAATACCTCTACTCTTAACACAATAGTGTACAGCATCAAGGTATACAGCAACATCTTCAGTCTCAGTAACAAAAGCGATAGCAGCAGCAATCTGCTCAGTCAATCGTTCTTGCACTTGAGGTCTCTTTGCATAGAACTCAACAATACGATTTAGCTTAGACAATCCAAGTACTTTAGCTCGAGGAATGTATGCAACAGCAGCTTTTCCATCAATCACTACAAAGTGATGTTCGCAGTTTGATTGAACATTAATGTTACGCTCAACAACAAACGAACCAGCAGAGTTCTTACCCATCTTATTTTCAATAGTAGTACACTTTGGAAACTGACTATAATCCAAACCACAAAAGATCTCATTCACATACATCTTTGCAATTCGGTTTGGAGTATCCATTAGTGAATCGTCAGACAGATCTAATCCAAGAGTCTTCAAAACTTCTGTCATGTGTGTCGAGATAGCAATTACCTTATTTTTAGCATCATCATGGACTCTATTGGTCAGTGGAGTTTCAAGACCTAATGAGATCATGTGTTCATTTACTAATCGACCCAGTTCCGGATCACATTTATCGCTACTGTGCATTTATTTCTCCTGTTCCCATGGAAAGACTATCCAATCATCAGTATCTACATTATTTGTGGTGAAGTCAACTTTAAATTTAGATGAATGTCTAGTCCACAAACTTACAGTTTTAATTTTGTCTCGTTTGATATCATTATGAGCCATAATATCATCTACAACTCCATCAAACGTCACCCCAGAGTCATTGATATCATCAATAATTAAAATTTCGCTTGCATCTATATTTATTGTTTCATTTATTTTTCCATCTCGGGTTTGCCAAACAACTGGTTTATTTCTAACTCCAAGCATATGTGATAAATAGACACCTGGTACCAATCCTCCACGAGCAATTGATATAATAAGATGTGGATCCCATTGTAAACTTGGTGTCGATACTTCGTCCCACGTTTCAACCCATAAAGCAATTTGTCTTATGTCGGTGTAAAAGTTTTCATAATCATATCGAATCATTTTTGTTCCGTATTTTTTCATTCAATTCTTTAAGTTTATCTGTTGGCAAACATCCAATATGCTGTATGAACCACTCATCTGGATCTTGTAGAAGTTTGGATTGAAGCCCAGTCATTAAAATTTTAGAGTTTGTTTTAAAGTATGATTTACAAGCATACATAGTTTCAAACTCAACACCTTTATATTCAATGTGTCCATATTCACCTTGAACATTAATAAGGAAAGCTACAATCCACCATTTCATAAGAAGTAGTCTTTCAACACACTTAGCTTGTCTTCAGCGTGAGCAATCCTTTCAATTTGTGAGTCAATTGCTGCAACCAAATCCGGATGCTCACCAATACCAACTGGGTTGGTTCTATAGACATTAATATTAGCTACTGCTTCAGCAATCTCAGCTTTATATCTAGCTTCTAGTGCTTCAAAAAAGTTAAGATCCATTTTTCTCCTCCAATACATTATCTAACATCCTTTTACGATGCTCAAGCAAAGCAATGGTTGTATAGATATGACCTGTATCTGTAGCACGTACACGAGTCCTGAACCAATCAATTGCATGGGTCAAGTGCTCTACATGCTCAGTTAAAAATGCTTTGTCATTCCATTGTTCATTCATCAAATTCTCCATCTTCTCTATGACCAACTTTCATAGCCATATTACTATCTGTTTCTCTTACTTCAACTTTACTACACCAGATACGATCAGCTTCACCATAATCTTTTAGGAATATGGTATTTATATATTCATACAAGAAAGAAGCAAGGCCTTCACAACCAGTCTTCTCTACTTGCGTAATCTTAGCAAGGCCAAGATCACCAAGTTTAACTAAATGCTCTCGATCTGGATCATCATCAGCTACAAGCAATGTATGATCAAACCATTCTTCAAGTAAATCTTTTAGAGGCCTTAGACCTCCAAAGTCCATTACCCAGTTGCGACTATCAAGACTGTCAGACTCAAATTCAAAATGAAAAGAAAGAGCGTAACCATGTATAAGATTACAGTGGCTATCAGCCCTCCACTGACGATAAGCAACCGGGCCAAGATGTTTATAGGTTTTGGTAGATATGTACATAACTTACTCCTAGGAATAAAAGGCGTGGACGCCTGATTCTCGGTCACGATAGACCCTGTCATAATGTTCGTCCTTTAGTTTCAAATTTCCACTAATAGATATTCTATCATCATTACCAACATTAGGAGTTGTATAATGATTAAGCCAAGAAGGGAAGAATATGATATGTCCTTCTCTTGGTGTAACTTCATGGTTGTTCATCATCATGTGACTAACCATTTGAAATCTCAATCGACCTCCTTTATCTTGAGGATGTTGATGAGGATAATATACCCACGATAGATACAAGCTATTATAATCTTTTGGGTTTCTATGACTATGTATCATAGTTGATTGCAGTGGTCCAAGAATGTGTGCCCATATCTCTTGAAGGTAATACCTCTGATCAATTCTTTCAGCAACAACTTCCATAACCTTATGCTTGAGCTTATCAATTTCAGGATCATCTGGAATCCTTGAATCTTCAAAACCAGTAG